TTACTCAACGTCACCCCGCTCGGCGAGGCGGGCGTTGAGGCTGTCGAGGGAGACGCGGGCGTTGCGGCCATCGCGCCAGCCCATGAGGCGGCCGGACTCCACCATCTGGGTGACGCGGGGGCGCGAGACGCCCAGGCGCTCTGCCGCCTCGGTGGCGCTCACCGACGGCACACGCGAGAGGTCGGCGTCCACGCACACCATTTTCGTGACGCCACGAAAATGGCGGTTACTCCTCGCGCAGCAGTCTCTCGTTCTGCGGCGTCCTGAAGACGTCATGCACCTTCACGACGCGGTACCGCGAGTTCTCCCAGATGCCCAGCGCGTTCAGCCTCTGCGTCACCTCCAGGTCGGCGTCGATGCAGTCTCCTATGCCAAAGGTCCAGACATGGGCCGTCAGCCTGTCGAAGAACTCCTCGTCGATGATCGAGCCGGAGATTTTCACTCCATTCCAGAAGAACTCCCACTTGCGGGTCCTCTGGGCCTCAAGGACGGCCTTGGAGACGGCGAGGGCCTGATGCTCCCTCACGCTGACCCTCGTGCTGTCGACCGCGCACTTGGGAGCATCAATGATGGGGTCGAACTCGTCCCTCGTGGCGGCGAAGTGCTTTGCGGTCGGCCTCTCCTCGTCGATGATGGAAACCCCCTCGACGTCATCGTTTCTGACCAACGTGGTAAACAGGGACGCCGCCGCCTTCGTGGCCGCCTCCGAGCCGTCGACGTTCAGGACGTAGTTGTTGACGGTCATCGACCCACCGTTTTGGGTCATGACAAGGTTCTCGCCGCCATCGGTCTTCTTGATCTCGGACGGCGCCCCGTTCTTTCCCAGGAACTTCCTGAGCTCAAGGTAGCCCTTCACCGTCGCGAAGACGGTCCCCAGGCTCCCCGCAACCCCCACGGCACCGGCGAGAAGACCGGGGAGGTCGGTTGCGATGGCGCTCATGACGGCCTCTATGCAGCCCGGCCTGATGGCGCTGATTCTCACGTCGACCCTCATGTTGGGGTCGACCTCCTGGGCGGTCGCCTGTACCAGCTGCGCATACCCAAGCACCGCCTGGGTGAAGGTCTCGACGGAGATCTCCTCGACCTCGCCCTCGAACTTGAATACGACGCCCCTCTTCTCCATGACGATTCCTCTCACCAGCGCCACCTCCTGGCGGCAAGGCTAGCAGATGCCACCGACGCTCACCTACGCCACGCCCGCATCCCGAACGCCACCACGTTGGGGAGCCTCCCCCGAGGCGAGGGCGGCGTCGCGGGCGGACTGGACGAGGGCGGCGCGCCTCTCGGGGGTGCAGCGGCCGTAGGCGTCCACGAGGTCGGCCGCCATGGGGTCACTGCCCATCGCCCAGGCCCCTGGCCATGCGCTCGAAGTCGCTCTCCCACGTCGCGTCCTGGACGCGCTGGAACTCGGCGAAGCGCTCCCGGGCGATTCTGTCCGCCGTGCTCTTGGTGCGGCTGCCGAGCCCCTTGAGGACGCTGCGGCCGTTGAACGCGAGGAAGCCGTCAAGCAGCTCGGAGCACTCCCTCATGCTCGTCAGCTGGTGGCGCTCCGCGCGGTCCTCCAGGGTGTCCAGGAACATCGTCACGAGGCGGTTGAGCTCGCGGATCTCCTCCTCGGTGAGGTAGTTCTTGGCCACGGTGACGTCGCTGGAGTGGATGCGCCCCTCCGGGCCGCCCTTCCAGGACGTGAGGCCCATGTTGGGCTTGGCGGGGTCGGAGCGCCCCTGGACTATCTCGGCCGCCGTCTTGCCGGTGACGGCGTAGTGCATCTTGTTCTGGACGTTGGCGTAGAACTGGCGCGCGAACTCGGAGGAGCCGTCGTAGTCGAAGCTGCACTCCTGGAAGATGTCGGTGACCTTGAGCCAGACGCGGCGCTCGCTCGCGCGGATGTCGCGGATGCGGGCGAGAAGCTCGTCGAAGTAGTCCTGCCCGAACGGCCTGCCGTTCTTGAGCATGTCGTCGTTGAGCACGAAGCCCTTGGTCACGTACTCCTTGAGCGTGGCCGTGGCCCACCGGCGGAACCTGGTGGCCTGCGGCGAGTTGACGCGGTAGCCCACGGCCAGGATGGCGTCGAGTGAGTAGAAGGTCGTGGGCCTCCCGCCTTTTGGCGAGGTTTTTCCGGAAAAACCGGAAAAACTGGTTACGCTGGGCTTTTGCAGCTCCCCCTCGTCGAAGATGTTCCTCAGGTGCTCGGAGATCGTGGACACCGAGACCCCGAACAGCTCGGCTATGGCCTTCTGAGGGGCCCACAGGGTCTCGTCCTTGTAGTAGACCTCCACCGGCACGTTGGCGCCATCCGACTGGTAGAGGACGATCTGCGCCCTTTTCGGTTCATCCGACATGTGGTCCTCCCTTTCCATCTCGCTCAACTAGACCGCCTCCCGGGCATGAATGCCACCACGTTGGGGAGCCTCCCCCGAGGCGAGGGCGGCGTCGCGGGCGGACTGGACGAGGGCGGCGCGCCTCTCGGGGGTGCAGCGGCCGTAGGCGTCCACGAGGTCGGCGGCCATGGGGTCTCCCGGCGGCGCGGGACGGTCCTCGGGGTGCTCGTCGTACCAGCCGAGAAGGTCGTTCGGGGTGGTGCCGAGCGCGACCGCGCAATTCCAGAGCTGTTCGGCGTTCATCGTGGTTTGGCCGCGCTCCCAGGCTCCGATAGATCGAGCACTGATTCCGATTTTCTCGGCAAGCTCCTCTTGAGAAACATGGGCGGCTTTTCTAAGGGCTTTCAATTTAAGAACCATCTGACCTCCAATTTCTGAGGTTGCTTTCCGAGGATAGTACAAGCAAACCCGAAAATTGGAAAGATTCTTCTGAAATTTGTCTTACATTTCAGAAGAAGACTTCTAGAATCGACTCCAACAACCAGAAGACATCTTCCGGAATTGGAGGACGAGATGGAATTCAACACCAAGCTGTTTTCAACAAATCTCAAAGCGGAACGAGCGCGGCTTGGGCTGACGCAGGCTGAGCTCGCAGCTGCCGCTGGCGTCTCTGCTGACGCGATTTTTAAATACGAGAACGGCGTGACCGTTCCAGGCATCGACAAGGTCTTCTCGATTGCAACGGCGCTCAACACCACGCCCAACGACCTTCTCGGCTGGAAGGCCTAGCCATGGGCTTCCCGATGGCGGCGTCGACCGCCTCGCTGGCCTGCCTGGCGCTCGCGAGGCCCGTGGCGGAGCCGGTGCCGCACGCCGTGCTCGTGGCCCTGGCGGTCGCGCTCTCCTGCGCCGCCCTCGGCTGGCTCGCCCAGGACGCGCTGGACCACGCCCTGCACGGGCGGGGGAGGTGCGGGCGATGAGCTGGGTGTGCGAGGCGTGGTACAACACGCCGCTCGGCGTGACCTTCACCGAGGACCGTGGGGCGACGCGCGAGGAGGCCATCGCCAAGGCCCGCGCCCGCGAGGTCTTCGGCCTCGTGGAGCTGGACTGGCTAAGCAGCTACGAGGAGCGCGATGAGGGCGCCGAGGTAGGGCGGGACGAGGTCCACGGCGGGCTCGATTCACTTGGAGGCTGACGTGGGCCTCATCGTACTTCTCCTCCTCGCGTTCCTCGCCGGCTTCGGCTGGGGGATGCGGGGATGAGCCGCCTGACGGAAACGACTGGAAGGATGGACGCGATGGACTGGATTCTCACTGACGAGCAGCGGGACGAGCTTGTCGAGGACCTTCTCGGCATCGTCTCGGACGTGCGGTCGGCGGTACGCGAGGACGTGGCCTCGGTCCCGGCCCAAGCCATCGAGGCGGCCGGACAGATCGCCTCGACGCTGCTCTACGAGGACGGGCGTCGGTCAGCCGACGCGGACGGAGGGGAAGCGGCCGCGGACCATCCGGGCGTAGAAGCGGCCCTTTGAGGGCGCGGCCTGGAACTGGGCGGCGATGACCGGGGGAACGTTCTGGTAGCGCCAGACCCCACCAGCGCGGAAGGCCACGACCAGAACGCCTCCCTCGTAGCCTATGGCGGCGATGGAACGAGATGCGACTGGCACGAGCTGCATTCTCTTCTCCCTTGGTCGGGGGTTGGTTGATTCATAGAAGACGGTACACGAATGGGCGGACATGAAAGGTAGCAACGAAAGGTGAGAAGCAGGATGCGGGAGCTGAGGGAGGCGCGCGGATGGTCACAGTCGCGCGTTGCGCGCGAGCTGGGGATTCCAGAGAAGACCGTCGGCCGATGGGAGCGCGGCGGCCTTGGCGAGGCGCGTGCCGAGGGGGCGCTCGCCCTCGCGCGGCTGCTCGGCACGAGCGTGGAGGACCTGCTGGGCGGCAGGGAGGACGAGAGATGAGCCCGCCCCACCGTCACGGCTTCCGCAAGGCCAGGCGGCAGTTGCGACGGTGGGGCGGGGAGGGCCTAGTGCTTCTGGGCCTTGTGCGTTGCGAGCGTCTTGCCGGCCTTTGACTTGGCTGGCTTCGGCGCGGGCTTGGTCGCGAGCGTCTTTGCCGCCTTGCCGACCTTGCCGCCGTGGTGAACGGTCATGGCGCACCTCCCTTCTCGCCTCGCGGGACTGAGCCCGGGCCGCCGCTTTTGCAGGGTGCGCGGCCCGGGTGGTGGGCCGAAAACGAGCGCAGCAAGAGGAGCGGACGGAAAAGTGAGGGCGATTCAGAGGGCACGGACGGAGGCCGGGATGACGCGGAGGCAGCTTGCCGAGGCCGTTGGGGTGAGCGTCCCGGCAGTGTCCAAGTGGGAGCGCGAGGGCACGGCGAGGGCACAGCTCGCCCTCATGGCCCGCGTGGCCCGGGCGCTGGAGGTGCCGATGGAGGACCTGCTTGACGGGCAGGCGCGGGGGTAGCCCCCGCGGGGCCGTCTTCTGGGGGAGCGTCCCGCTGTACCTCGGGTCAGCGTGGAAGGGGGCGCGAACCACTCGGCGGGAGACGGCCGCGCGGGCGCCACACGGGCGCCACTGCTTCCTGTGCCCGGCGGGGTCGCATCCCGCCGGGACCGGGGCGCACCTTGAGAACCGAATAGGCGATTCGCCGGCTTCTCGATGGGCAAGAAGCCGGCAGCGAGACCATGCCACGGGCGGCACGGGCGTGCCCAGGCCCCTCGCGGGCCGAACAGCTCCTTTCTTGCGTCGACTGCGTGCACCCCCCTCAGGAACCCCCTAGCGCCAGGGCGTAACGGCAGGCGCGAGCGCCGCTTGGTGCGACTTCACGGCGCGCCGTGCCCGCGCCGCCCGCGGCGTGGTCTCGCCGAACTGAAATGCGCCCCGGGAGGCGAACTCTCCCGGGGCGCGAGGGGCGGCTAGCGCTTTGCCGCCCTGTGCTTGGCGAGCACCTTGCTCGCCTTGCTCTTGGAGGGCTTGGGCGCGGGCTTGGTGGCGAGCGTCTTCGCCGCCTTGCCCACCTTCCCTCCGTGGTGAACCGTCATGCGATCACATCCAAATCAGAAGAGAAAAGCCACCCCGTCCGCCAAGACTCCGGGTGGCTTCCGACCAAAGGAGGTCAACAGATGAGTCTACGACAAGTCGCCGGGGATGTCCTCGGCATCGGGTGCGCGACGGGGCTTCTCCCCGCGCTCGGCTGCATGGCGCTGATGGCGCTGGGGGAGCTGGGCACGTGGCTGGCCATAGCCGGCCTTGCCGCGTTCCTGGCATGGTGCTGGCGGGTCTGCTCCGCAGGCGAGAGGGGAGGCGGGCGCTGATGGAGGCCGAGAGGATGGGCGAGCTGCGCGACGCCCTGATGGAGGCGGCGAGCGCCCTCGGGCACGCGGCGGCGCTCGCGGCAGAGCTGGAGGACGGGCGCCCCAGGCACGTGCAGCGCAGCTACAGCGTGGCTGAGCTGTCGGAGGCCACCGGCGTGCCGCGCAACACCATCTGGGACGCCATCCGCGCCGGGAGGGTCCGCGCCATCAGCGTGACCGGCGGGCCGCGCGGCACGCGCGTGCTGGAGAGCGACTGGCTGGCGTTCGAGGACGATGCACGGCACGCGGAGGTGGCGTAGATGGCGACCAGGTGCGGGCTGCCCGAGCGCGGGTGGCTTTCGGTCAACGCTGCGGCGTCCTACGTGGGGCTCAGCCCCGACGTGCTGCGCCGCGCCATAGCGGCGGGGGACCTGCCGGCCTACGCGAAGCCGGCGACCTACCGCAGGGGCACAGGCGAGCGCCAGAGGGCGCTCGTGTCCGTCGCCGACGTCGACGCCTGGGTGCGCTCGCAGCCGCGCGTCACGTTCGGCCCCGAGGCCCTGGCGGGCCTGACGGAGGTGGCGTAGGTGGGCTGGGAGGAGGACGCGAGGTCGCTTGCGGCCTCCTACACCTTCGCCGAGCTGCTCGCGCTGGCCCGCGACGAGGGGGTCTGCATGCACCACGCGCAGTCGAAGGACGACCTGGCGCGCGCCATCGCCGCGTCGTGGTCGGGAGGGGAGGGCGATGGGCGATGAGCTCGTGCCCGGCTCCTGGGAGCTGGGCCGCAGGACGGGGTCGGTCATGACCCCAGAGGAGGTCGCGGCGATGGTGGGCACCGGCACGCGCTACGAGCGCCGGGTGCTCCTCGGCTACGACTTCATGGACGGTGGCCGCGTGCCGCCGCCCGACAGGATCGAGGTCATGTGCGGCCCCGACGAGGCCGAGGGGATGGCAAGGACGATGAGCAGGCTGCTGGAGAGCCGCGGCTGGAGCGCGCGGGTCACCCGGCGGATGGTTTCCGTCGTGCCGAGGGCACGGGGGGAGGTGAGTGATGGGCGCTGACGAGAGGTTCCCGCCCTGGCTGCGCTTCTCCACGAACGACATGGGGAGCGCCGCCGGGCGCTACATGCTGGCGGCCGGGACCACGGCCAACTGGGCCGACTACGGGCGCTGGTTCGCGCTGCGGCAGATACTGGCCACCACGCCCGGGGCGGCGGTGGACGCGTCCAACGCGCGCCTTCTGGGGAGCCTGGGGCGGCAGCTGGGGCTTGGCATCAAGGCGTGCCGCTCCTGGCTGGCCGCGCTCGCCGAGTGCGGCGCGATCAACGCCGAGGACTGGGCCAGCGGGATCGTGTGCGACCCGGACGTCTTCAACCAGCAGGAGGCGTACCAGAACCGAGTGCGCGTGAACCAGAGGAACCGCGAGGGGTCGCGGGAGACGGAGACGAGCGGCTGACGATTCGTGCCACGAATGGTCGAACGACCCGTTGCCATTCTCGGACACGAACCCTTAACGGCTCCCTAGATAAGAAGGAGAAAGAGAAATAAATGAAATCCGTTGAGAGGCTGTGGGATGGCGCGCGTCCGGCTTAGCGAGACGGGCGTCTGGTGCTGCAGGGCGTACCTGGGCACCTCGCCGGCCACGGGAAGGGCGCAGCGGCCCTACCGGCAGTTCCCCGAGGCGAGAAGCGAGGCCGAGGCCCAGGCCTTGGCCGACGAGTGGGAGCGCCAGCTGCGGCGGCCCCACCTTGCGGAGTGCCTGCTCAGGTACGCCGCCGACGTGGCCTCGATGGGCGCGCCGGGCGCCGGCGGAGGCCCCAAGGCCAACACGGCGCACGCCTACCTGGGCTACGCCCGCCGCCTGGGCGAGGCGCTGCCGGACCTGCCGCCCGACCAGGTGGGGGCCGCCGACGTGACGGCCTGCTACCGGCGGATGCTCTCGCCGGGAGGCGAGAGGCGCGGCCTCTCGGCGGCCACGGTTGCCGGCTACCACTGGTTCCTCTGCGGCGCGTGGCGCTGGATGGTGGGCCAGGGGCTGGCGACGTCCTCGCCCATGGGCGGCGTGGCGCACCCCACGGCGGGACGCGGGGCGGGGTCCGCGAGGGCCCTCTCCGCCGACGAGCGGGCGAGGCTGGCCCGAGCCCTGGACGAGGCCGAGGCGGCAGGTCCCGGGGCCGACCCCGCGCTCTGGGTGGCCGCCGTGGCCGCAGACGTGGCCATGAGGACGGGCATGAGGTGCGGCGAGGTGTGCGCGCTGCGCCTGCTCGACTACCGCCGCGAGCCGCTGGGGCTGCACGCCTGCGGCACCGTCACCGAGCGCGGCGGGGCGAGGCGGCAGCCGGCCCCCAAGCGCGACCGGCCGAGGTGGGTGGCCCTGGCGGCGGCGGACGGGGAGTGGCTGGACGCCCTTCTCGCCGGCAGGTGGGGCGAGGACCCGGAGGCCCCGCTGGTCACGGCCGACGGGGCCGTCACGGCCCCCTCGAGGGTGGGCCAGGGCTTCGCCAGGCTGCGGGAGGCGGCGGGGCTGCCCCGGTGGGCGCACTTCCACACGCTTCGGCACACGCACGCGACGGCGTTGCTCCTCGGAGGGGCGGACATGGTGACGGTGCAGGAGCGGCTGGGGCACGCGAGCGTGGCCACCACGCTCTCGCTCTACGGGCACGTGCTGCCCGGGCGTGACGCGGAGGTGGCCGAAAGGATGAGCGGGATTCTGAGGCCGCGGTGACGCGGCTGGATCGGAGTGACATGGAAGCAAGCAAGACGACGTGGCGGGACGGCCTGCCGTGGCTGGAGGACGTGGCCGCGGGCGCCGTGGACGCCGGCGTCGAGGCGGTGCGCCTGGACACCTGGGAGCTCATGGGCGCGGTGGCCCAGGCGGTGGTGGCCATGCGCCGCGCGTCCGAGGAGGCCGAGCGGCTGGGCGTGGCCTACGCCGAGCAGGTGGCGGAGAGACGCAGGCTGGCGGAGGCGCTGCGGCGCCTCGCCGACGGGGAGGTGGCGCGCGATGGCGACGAGGGCGAGGCATAGGGGCCACACCTACCGGGGCCTGCCGAGCCCGGGGGAGACCGACAGCTACCTCAGGGCGTCCGACGTGCGGGCCGGGCCGCACGCGTCGTGGCGCACGAGCGCGGAGGGGCCTTCCGGGACGAGCGGTGGCTCGTGAGGCTGCCGCAACCGGTGCGCTATGGCGGGGGCCGGGAGACCGCGCACGTCCTGGTGGACTTCTGCGAGCCCGTGCCGGGCCGCTGCGAGTGCCTGGCGCTGCCCAGCACGCCGCACGGCTGCGCGAGGTGCTGGGAGCCGCTCGCGACCTCGTACGCGGCCGACCCGCAGGAGGCCCTGGCGGAGTGCCTGGGGCAGCTGGGATGGGAGGTCGACGATGCCGACTGACAGTGTGAGGCGCGAGGTGGCCGCGAGGCTGCGAGAGGAGCGCAGGAGGATGGACGCCGAGGAGCCACCTTCCTGCCCGAGCTACGGGGCGCGAGTGGTAGAGGGAGGTGTCGAATGATACCGGTGATGAAATGGTATGAGCGGCTTTTGGCATGGCTGCTCATGCGCATCGAGTCGAGGCACGGATGGGGCGGCGGCTTCGGGGATGACGGCGAGGGAATGCGCTGGATGTTGCAGGCAGACCACGCATGTTGCAGCAGGTGCATCGGCCTGATGCGCGATTACATGTACGTGCTCCAGGCGAGGCAGCGCGAGAAAGGAGCCGAACGATGAGCAAGAAGGCGATGGTTTCGCGGCCGATGGCTAGCGACGAGCGCCTGTCGGACACGGCGGCGCGGCTCTCCGACGTGCTTGAGTACTGCGAAGACATGGAGCGCGGCCTCGCCCGCGCCGAGCTGATGCACCGCAGGACGGCAAGGCACCTGAGGAAGGAGCGCAGGAGGCGGCGCATCGCCGAGAGGGACGCGCGAAGGGCCGAGGAGCTGAACCGGGCATTCCTCGGTTGCGAGGGTGGGAACTCAATCATCAGGACGCCCGCCCACTACCGTGGCGACGGCCTTGTGACCTGCCGCCGCGCCATGGATAGCGCGGCCTTTCAGGAGACGGTCGCGCGACGCACCGAGGCGGCCTCCTACTGGTGGCGCTGCGCGTTCAAGTACGTCTGGCGCATGTGGTCGAAGGCCGACCCAGCGGCCGACGGCAAGGCGGCCATCGACTGCATCAGGAAGGCACTAGCGGAGATTGGAGAACGAGGATGACCAAGAGGAACGCCCTTCTCGCCGCCGCGCTCTGCCTGGCGGTCGCGATCGGCGGCTGCACCCAGAGGTCGCAGGTGAGCTACAACATCGGCAAGGAGGCGGACAACTTCAACGTGAGCCGCCGCCTCACCGTCTTCAACATGCGCTCCGACACGGTGATCATGCAGATGACGGGCTGCTTCGCCCTGGAGAACGACTCGGACAACGAGCTCGTGGTCATCTGCGAGCTTCCGGACGGCAGCTACCAGAAGCACTTCGTCTATCTCAATGACTGGACGATGTACACCGTCGAGCAGCTGGACAGCTCGGACGTGGACAGGTTCGACTACGAGCTGAACTTCCTGCCGCAGGAGATACCGGGCGTGAGGATCACCAGCAGCGAATAGGTCTGCCAACGGCGTGCCAGCGGGCGGCGGCGGGATGGGGTCGGGCGTGGAGGGTTCCACCAGCTAGGAGCCGCCGCGCCGCGTCCCTCTCGCCCGTGTCTCCCGGACAAGGAGTAATTGTCCGATTGAGGGTGAGGAGGTTAGAGAGTTGATGTGGCGGGCGATGCTGATGGAGATAGACCATAAAGCTCAGGTAAAGGGTTAGAATTGTCGGCGTTGTCCCACGTGGAAGGGTGCGCCGATGCTCCAAGACCTCCTCAAGAACGTCCTCTCCGGAATCGTCTGGGCTGCCGCCATGTTGCTCGCGGTGGCCCTTCTCGCCGCGTGCCTGGGGCTGATGAACAAGGCCGTCGTCTTCGCCATCGGGGCCGTGGCTTGAGCCGCGTCGAGTACGCCCGAGCCGCCGACTTCTTCGACGCAGTGAGGCGGGCCGCCCTCGACGCCGAGCGCGTGACGCGCCGCCTGGCGCAGATGGAGGCCCGCGAGGGCGTGCGCGCCCAGGGCTACGAGGCGCAGGGCAGGGGCACGAGGTCTGACGTCAACGGCACCGACGCCACCGTGGGCCGCATGGACTGGGAGGTGCGCGTCGCCGCGAGGCGCGAGGGCGACTACCGCCTCATAGACAGCGCCTGCGAGGTCATCTACGGCAACGACCAGACGGGCATGGGCGGCATCGCGTCGCTTCTGGGCTCAGCCGCCGCCGACGCCGTCTGGTGGCGCTTCTGCGGCGCGGCCCAGTGGCGCGAGGTGGCCCAGCGCGTGGAGATGAGCGAGCGGTGGTGCCGCGAGCAGGTGGCCGCCGCGATGGACGTGTGCGACGCCTACGGCATGGAGGCCATGAGGCGCGGCCTCGGCGTGGCGTGCGGGTGATTTCGCCGCGCCGACGGGAGAGAGTATCGCCTGGTGTCGTATAGTGGGCTGATTATCGTCCGGCGCGTATGCAGGATATGGGTACGTGACTGCCAAGGGGGAAGGAGAGGGCGATGGCATCTGACAGGCATCTCGACGCGATGGAAGTCGCGAGGTACGTGGTGAGCAAGTGCGCCACGGACGAGGTCCCCGTGAGCAACCTGCAGCTGCAGAAGATCCTCTACTTCCTCCAGTACGTCTACTGCACGGCGACTGAAGGCGGCCTGCTGTTCGACGACGAGTTCTGCGCGTGGCCGTACGGCCCGGTGCTGCCTGACGTCTACGACGAGTACAAGTTCTACGGCTCGCACGAGATCGACGAGACCTACGGGGGAGACGTCCACGTCGACTTCGGGAATGCGAAGGGCTTCGTCGACTCGGGCATCGAGAGCCTGAGGGCGAAGTACCCCTGGGACCTCGTCAGCATCTCCCATGAGGAGGGCTCGCCGTGGCACAGGGTGTGGGACGGCGGCGCCGGAAGGGGCGACCGCATTCCGAACGCGCTGATTAGGGAGTCGGCGCTCAACGAGCGTCAGTAGGGGCTGCTCATGGGGAACGGTGCGGATGACGCTTTCGAGCGTTACTTTCCAAAAAGGGCCAAAAGGCGGACAGCCGACGTGCCATCGCGCACGTCACTTGTGCCGCGTGTTCGTCGCTCGATGGCTCTGGCCGAGAAGCAGGAGGCTCTCGAGAAGCTCATCAGGAACATCATGGAGTCGGACTCCAATGGACTTGTGATTGACAGCGGCACGTCGTGGCGTCTCCTCGAGTTCTTTGATTCCTTGTACCTTGATGCCGAAGGCGAGCTCATCTTTCGACATCAGTACGCAGGGATCAGCGGCATCCTCTATACGGAGATAAGCGAGGCGGAGTCTGACGGGCTCTTGGTCGAAGCGCCTCAGTCTTTCTCGAATCTCACCAACGGTCTTGACCAAATCATGTCTGCGATGAGGCGCGAACGCACAAGGCTGAGGCAGGAAGAACTGCTCCGGTCGCGCGAGAAAGGGGTGCCTGAGCTGTTCATTGACGAGGATGGACCTGATGTGGAGAGAGTCGACTCCATCCTGGGCAGCCTTGGCAAGCTGGATGACCACATCTCCCTTGAGATGGAGCGTATTGATTACATCATCCGGCAGAACAGGGCCAGCGAAGAGGCGAGGGGCAGCGTTGAGCGTGCCGTCGCCGAGAGGAAAGAGGAACTGGAGGGGTTCGACCAGAAGCTCAACGAGACCCAAGAAAAGGTCTCGAGGGACAACATCGCCGCCCTGATTGTCTGGTGCCCGTCGCTCTTTTCGCCCCTTGTATAGGCTGGCGTTGCCTCACGACGTATAGAGTATACTAATGGAGACCGATGCGACTAAGGGAAGGACGAGGCATGCCCACGCCAGCGCAGACCCGCGCCACGACCAAGTACATCAGGGAGCACATGCGCCAGTTCGTCCTGCGCTGCAACAACGAGAGGGACGCGGACGTGATCGCCTACCTGGAGTCGTGCGGGAACGTGAACGCAAAGCTCAAGGAGCTTGTGCGCAAGGAAATAGAGAAACAGAGCTAGATATATAGTATGCATACCGTTGGTTATATGGTATACTATAGCCAACGGCAAGGGAGAGGAGCCCCTGCCATGGCAGACGAGGAGTACCCAGCAATGACCAAGGACGAGATGCAGAGGTTCATCGACCAGCAGATGCGCGACGGCAGGAGCTGGGCCGAGGCGCTGGACAGACTGGCCGAGGTCATCGGCATCAAGCCGACCAACGTCAAGGAGGGCTAGCCTCCGCGCCCCCGGGAGACCGGGGGCTTTTTCTTGCCGCTCCGCCGCGAAAACCGTGCCGTTCTCTGCCGCTTTCTGCCAACCTCTGCCGCTGGTTGCCACTGGTTGCCGCCCGCTGCCGCCGATTTGGGCGTTACAAATAGGCTGTGCGATTTGCGCACGACACGATCGATTCGACGAGGGCCCTGCCATCCGGCGGGGCCTTCCTCATGACTGGGGGCCGCCATGCTTCCGCCCAACGTCCTGGCTTCAATCGCCCTGCGCTACAACACCGCCATGAGCCGCGCCATGCTGCGCGCCCTGGGGGTGCCCGTGCCGAGGGTGCGCCACTTCTGCGCCCCCGCCCCGGTGGAGGACGCGACCGACCCGGACGTGCTGTGGTGCTTCCGCAACGACCGCAGCCCGATGGACCTGCTGCGCTAGCAGTGGGCAACTGCAGGCGCTCCTACGCCAGGGACAGGCTGCGGGCGCGGGTGGCCTCGATGGGGCTTCCCTGCCACATCTGCGGCAGGCCCATCGACTACTCGCTGCCTGCCGGCGACCCATGGAGCTTCGAGCTGGACGAGCTCGTGCCGGTGAGCAGGCTGCCCAGGGAGATGCGCCGCTCCGCCGCGTGCGACCCGGCCAACGTCGCGCCCGCGCACCGCATATGCAACGAGAGGCGCGGCAACCGAATGCCCGGCGACTCAGGGGCGCGCGGCCTGCCGGTGAGGAGGAGCCGCGAGTGGTAGGGGGGATGCCCCTCCCGCCCCCGCTCCCGAACCCCGCAGGCATAGTCAGAAAACAGAGCGGACCCCCGGATTTCCGCATCTGCCCGATTTTTCCACACCGGTGGGGGGTGCCGCCGCAATGGTCAAGCTCACCACGGCATGCCGCCGGGACGACACCGTCGCGATCTACAAGGCCCTGCGCCTTGACATGGCGAAGAAGCTGGAGGCCACCGAGTCGGGACGCGACTACGCAGCGATCGCCAAGTCCTTCATCGACGTCCAGTGCAGGCTCGACGAGATGGAGGAGGGCGCGGCGAGGGAGACGAGGGCGGAGGGCTCCGCGCTGGCCAAGGCCCGCGAGCGCCACCTGAAGGTCGTCAATGGGTAGGCTCGGCCGCCAGGAGCCGACCTTCGAGGTGCTGGGGGAGTGGGACCACACCGACGGCCCGGAGTGCGTCTCCACGCTGGAGGCCTACGGCTTCTCGTTCGACGGCGCGCAGCGCCACGAGATGGACGCCTACCTGGCCAGGACGGCCTCGGGAAGGCCCGCCGCCACGACCACGGGCGTCTGCAAGCCGCGCCAGAACGGCAAGAGCTACGGCGCCCGCTGGTACGCGGTCTGGTGCGCGGCCATGTGCGGCATGTCCGTCACCTACTCGGCCCACAACGGCGACACGGTGCACGAGTTCTTCGACATGCTCTGCGACGTGTTCACCGACGAGGGGCAGTACCCGGACTTCGCCGAGCTGCTCGAGGGCAGGCCGTACAGGCAGCCCGGCAAGGAGCGCATCGGCTTCGTCGGGGGCGGCAGGATAAAGTTCGTCACCCGGACCAACAGCGGCAGCCGAGGCGGCACGTGCGACGTGCTGGTGGTTGACGAGGCCCAGGAGCTGACCGACGCGCAGGCAAACGCCATGCTGCCCATCATCTCCGCCGGCCCCCACGGCGCGCCGCAGGTCATCTACATCGGCACGCCGCCGGACGCCAGCTGCCCGGGGACAGTCTTCGCCCGCATGCACGACGCGGCGCACTCCGACGACCCCGGCTCGGCCTGGTGGATGGAGTGGGCCGTGCCGGAGCTGCCGCCCGAGGGTGCCACCGCCGACGAGCTGGTGGAGCTCGCCTACGAGACCAACCCCGCGCTCGGGAGCCGCATCACCGAGGAGGCCGTGCGCAACGAGGTGGCCACCATGAGCCGCGACGGCTTCGCCCGAGAGCGGCTGGGCTGGTGGCGCCCCGGCTCCGCGCTCGCGGCCCCGCTCATCGACCCGGAGGCCTGGGATGGGTGCCTGGTGGCCCCCGAGGCGTCCGCGAGGGATGGCAAGGTGGCCTACGGCGTGAAGTTCAGCCCGGACGGCTCCATGTACGCCCTCTCCGCGTGCGTCCTTCCCCGCGACGGCCTGCCCCACGTGGAGCTGGTGGACGTGGCCGGGACCTCGCGCGGCGTGGACGGCCTGGCCGCGTGGCTCCTCGCGCGCTCCCGCGGCTGCGCCATGGTGGCCGTGGACGGGCGCTCCGGCGCGGCCGCGCTCTGCCAGAGGCTGCGGGAGGGACGGATGCCCGCAAACGCGCTTCACGAGTGCGGCGCCGCCGACGTGGTGGCCGCCGCCTCGATGCTCGTGGACGCAGTGCGCGCCCGCGAGGTCACGCACATAGAGTCTCCCGCCCTCGACGAGAGCGCCACACGCTCGGTGCGCCGCGAGGTGGGCAGGAACGGGGCCGCAGCCTTCGGCGACGGCCCGAACTCGACGTCGGTGCCCGTGGAGTCCGCCGCGCTCGCCCTCTGGGCGGCCCGGACCTCTCGGCGCGACCCCAGCAGGAAGGGGCTTGCCGGATGAGCGACGCATCAGAGCTCAACGGAATCCAGAACGCGCTGCTCGCCTGGGCGGACGACCCCGGCGTCGGGGCGATGGCCGCCGCCGACGCGCGCGACCTCGCCCAGTGCGTGGCCGTGCTCGGCGCGAACGAGACGCGCAACGCCGACCTCTACGAGGTCTACGAGGGCACCGTGCCGCTGCGCAAGGTGCCGACGCTCGTGCCCGACCAGTACAAGTCGCTGCGTATCGGGTGCCCGTGGCCGGAGGTCGCGGTGCAGTCGGTGGTGGAGCGCTCGCGGCTGGCGGGCTTCGTCTTCCCCGACGAGGGGGAGGGCGGCGCCCTGCGAGAGATAGCCGAGCGCTGCGACCTCGCCCAGGGCTACCAGTCCGCGCTCACCGACGCGCTGGTGACCGGCGTCTCATTCGCCGTGGTGGGCCGCGACGGGGCGGGCGCGTGCGTACGCTGGCACACGGCCAGGAGCGCCGCCGGCCTGTGGGACTACGCCCACGGCAGGCTGCGCTGCGGCTTCGCCATCGTGGACCGCGCCCGCAGGCGCGCCGTCACCGGCGACGAGGCGGCCGACACCGTGCCGTCCAAGGTGGACTTCTACACCCCGCTCGGCTGCTGGGAGCTGACCCGCGACGGCGCCTCGCCCGCGTGGTCGGCCGCGTGGCTGCCCGACGGCATGGGGGAGCCGCGCATGGTCGCGCTGCCCTTCCGCCCGGACGGCACCCACCCGCTGGGCCGCTCGCGCTTCTCGGCGCCCATGAGGGCCATCGTGCAGGAGTACATGGCCAACGCCCTCAACCTCCACGTTGCCTCCGAGTTCACGGCGCTGGGCCAGAAGTGGGCCACCGGCCTCACGGAGGAGCAGTTCAAGGCCTTCGTCGAGAACAAGTGGAAGTTCTCCGCCGACGCGGCGCTTCTCGCCACGGACAACCCGGACACCAACTCCGCGCCGCAGTTCGGCAACTTCACGCAGCAGAGCATGGAGCCCATCCTCTCTGTGAAGCGGTCGCTCGCCACCGACTTCGCGGCGGCGGCGTCCATACCCATCTCCGAGCTGCTGACGCAGGACTCCAACCCCACGAGCGCAGAGGCGCTCACGGCCGCCAAGGACAAGCTCATCGCCCTGGTGGAGTCCGTCAACGCCAGGAACTCCCGCGTGCTGCGCCGCATCGCCCTCATGCTCATGGCCGTCGACTCGGACTGCGGCATCGACGGGCTCACGGACGCCCAGCGCTCCGTCATGGTGCACATGCGCAGGCCCGAGACCATGAGCGCGGCCGCCGAGAGCGACGCGATCATGAAGAAGTGCTCCACGTTCCCGTTCCTGGCGACCTCCGACGTAGCCATCGAGGAGAGCGGCTTCACCGAGGACCAGCAGGCGCGCCTGAAGGCCGACCGCGACCGCTGGGAGTCCAGCCAGCAGGTGGCCCAGGCCGCCCAGCAGGCGGGCCTCGACCTCTCCGGAGGGGCCGGCAGGGCCGCTGACGCCGCGTGATAGCCGCCGACCAGTGGCGCGCCTACAACGCGGCCGTGGACGCCATAAGGTCCGCCGCCGAGGACGAGGTGCGGGAGGCCGTCCTGTCCTGGCTCTCGGAGCATCCGCGCGCGACCGTGGCCGAGGCCCGCGAGGAGGCCGCCCGCATCATGCGTGGCGTCGTCCAGCGCCACGACAAGGCCGCGGCGTCCCTCGCCGCCGAGTGGTACGACGCTCAGGGGAGGGCCAACGGCGTCGCCCTCGACCGGGCAGTCACCGCGCCCACCTACTCAGCGGGCTCCGTGGACGCGCTAGTTCGCTACCAGGTGCGCAAGTACCAGGACGGCGGCCTCGAGGGCTTCGCCGCCATGTGCGGGGAGTTCGCCGCAAACGAGGCCATGAGGAGCGTCAACGAGACCATCCTGCGCAATACCCGGCGTGACAGGTCCAAGGGAGTGCGCTTCGCCCGCGTGACGAGCGGGCGCAACACGTGCTCCTTCTGCCTCATGCTGGCGGGGCGCGGCGCGGTCTACCACACCCGCGAGAGCGCGGGCGAGTTCAACCGGTGGCACCGGCACTGCACGTGCAAGGTGGTGCCCAGCTTCTCGGGGGACAAGTGGGAGACGCTGGTGGAGGGGCATGACCCTAGGGACGCCAAGAGGTGGAGTGACCGCATCGAGGCGGCTCGGAAAGCCAGGCAGGCGATCCCCGCCTTTCCTGGCAACGTGTCAGCCGAGGCAGAAGAGCTTCAGGACGCTCTCGACGCCGCATGGTCTGCCCACCTGGGGAACGGCGGAGACGTTTCCTCGTACCGCGAGAGCTACGCCAAAGTCGTCAGCTCTGCCGTGCCGGAAAACCCCATCGAAATCGAGGACTTTGCCAAGCTCGAGGGCAAGGAGCTCCAGGAGGCGACGTGGCTCGCCAGGACTGGGCACAAGGTCAAGTTCAGGAACCCGAACGATCACAAGAACACCGACGGCAACACGTCAGACGCCATCCTTGACGGCGTCACGTGCGACTTCAAGAGAGTCACGTCTCCCAAGGCGAAGAAAGCGGTCAGGGAGGTCACGGGCAAGCTTGACAGGCAGGGCCCGATGTTCCTTCTCGACCTGACAGAGAGCGACCTAACTGAGGATGAGGCACTTGTCCGCATGGCCCAGGTCCTCGACGACCCGAGCGTCGACGGAGTCATCGTCGCAAAAAATGGGCGCCTGACGTGCCTAAAGAAATAGCCGGAGGTCTGCCCGGGCCCCGTAGCCCAGGCTTTCTCCGGCCGTTACAAATCATACCCCATCTCGGGGCGTGGCGGAAACGGCAGACGCGCGTGCCCCAGGAGCACGTGGGCTTCGCCCGTGCGGGTTCGAGTCCCGCCGCCCCGACCAGACACCCAGCTGAACCAGGCCCCGCATGGGGCCTCTTTCATATCGCCCGCATGGGCACAGGACCGCCCCGCACGGGGCAAGGCGTCCCGCATGGGACGAGACAGGAAGGAGCCGAACATGGCAGAGGCAGCAGAGCCCACGGAGGCAATCGAGGGGCCGCAGGGCACCGAGGGGCAGCAGCAGGAGCCGCCCAGGCCGCGCACCGACTGGAAGGCCGAGAGCCGCAAGTGGGAGCAGAAGGGCCAAGCAGAGCGAGGCCGAGCTGGGCAAGCTGAGGGCCGCCCAGGAGCGCACCGCCGCCGTCACGGCGGCAGCGGCGAAGCACGGCGTGCCCGCGGACGTCCTCTCCCGCATGGAGGGCGACGCCGAGGAGAACGCGAAGCTCCTCGCCAAGGCGCTCTCGGGCAAGGCCTACCCGCAGACCCGCGACAACGGCGACGCGGCGAAGCCCGGCAAGGCCGACCCGTACGCCGAGGCGGCGCGCCTCATGTTCGGCCGCAAGTAGCAAGCAGCAGACAGGAACGCAGACAGAAGGGAGCCGCCACATGGCAGCGCTCATCACATCCGACTTCACCATGCCCCAAGAGTACGTCGACGGCGTCTTCAAGAAGGCGCAGACCAGCTCCGTCCTCGCCCAGCTCTCCGGCGCCAAGCCGCAGAAGTTCGGCACCTCCAGCGTCATGGTGCTCACCAGCGCCCCCAAGGCCGAGATCGTGGCCGAGGGCGGCCAGAAGTCCCCGACCCCCACGGCCTACGGCAACAAGACCGTTACCCCGACCAAGCTCCAGGTGACCGTGCGCGTCTCCAACGAGGTCATGTGGGCCGACGAGGACTACCAGCGCGGCATCATGGCCGACATCCAGGAGAACTGCGGCATCGCCCTGGGCCGCGCCCTCGACATCGTGGGCATCCACAAGGCCAACCCGCTCACCGGCACCGTAGCCGCCTCCGTCACCGAGGGCCTGGCCGACGCCACCAACAAGGCCGAGCTCTCCGGGACCAAGTACGACGAGGCCATCGAGGCCGCAAGCGCTCTGGTCATCGCCAACGGCTACACGCCCACCGGCATCGCCCTCGACCCGACGCTCTCCTTCGGCCTGGCCACCATGCGCGACACCACCGGCCGCCGCATCTACCCCGAGCTGGGCTACGGCCAGGGCCTCGGCTCCTTCGAGGGCATGAGCGCCGCCGTGGGCGACACCGTCTCCGGCAAGGAGCTCAGCCCCAAGGCCTCCGACATCCTGGGCATCGTCGGCCAGTTCGACGCCTTCCGCTGGGGCGTCCAGCGCCAGATCGCCGCGCACGTCATCGAGTACGGCGACCCGGACGGCCTGGGCGACCTCCAGCGCCAGAACCAGGTGGCCATCCGCGCCGAGATCGTCTACGGCATCGGCATCCTCGACCTCAAGGCCTTCGCCAAGGTCACGAAGGCGGCCGCCTAGCCATGGGCGAGTACGTCTTCGTCCCGACGGGCGCCAGGGTGTCCAGCTCCTCCGAGCTGGGCGCCCCGCTCTTCCGTCCGGCCGGTGCGCAGGGGACCAAGGCCAAACCCAAGGCGGCCGCCTCCCGCGCGAGGGCAAAGCCGAAGCCGAGGGGGGAGTGACCCATGGCCTACGCGACCATCGATGACGTCGAGAGCGCGTGGCGCGAGGTGGCGCCCTTCGAGCGCGCCCGCTTCGGGCAGGCGCTCGACGACGCGGCCCTGTGGCTCGACGGCCAGCTCGAGGCGTCCGGGCGAGACCCGAAGGCCGTCAGCCCCGAGGTGATGCGGATGCTCTCCGTCAACCTCGTGCGTCGCGCCGTGGGCGAGCTCGACCCCACCGGCGCCGAGTCCTCATGGACGACCTACACCGACCAGACGTCCCAGTACAGCGTGCCCGCCCAGGGCGGCAGCGACTTCTGGCTCACGCGCTGGGAGCGCTCGCTTCTCGGCGTGGGCCGCGGCCGCGCGGGGTTCGGCGCATGAGCGCCGGCGTCCGCGTCGAGTGGGACCGCAGGTTCTGGGCCAGGTACCTGCGCTCCGAGGAGGTGCGCTCCGCGCTGCAATCGGCCGCTGGCAGAATCGCCGCGGAAGCGGACGGCAGGGTGGGCGCCCCGACGAGGGGCCAGAGGCTCAGGAACCCCAACTTCGCGGCCAGCGTGGTCACCAGGCACGGCGCGAGCAGCGAGTACCTGGTCGGCCTCGTCATAGCGGCGAACCCGCGCAGCAACTGGAAGGCGCTCCACGACGGGGCGCTCAGACCCTAGTAGAGAGGAGATGGCATGGCACAGACAGCCAAGAACGCCGTTCACAGCAAGCCAAAGGCAGGCGGCGCCGTCTGGTCCGGGGCGACCGACGCCACCCTGCCCACCGACGCGGCCGCGGAGCTCGACAGCGGGTTCTCCGCGTGGGGCTACATCTCCGAGGACGGCGTCAAGGAGAACAACTCCCCGAGCGTCACCACGAAGAAGGCCTACGGCGGCTCCACCGTCCTCACCATCGAGGCCGGCAACGACGTCACCTACACGTTCACTCCGCTGGAGTACGTAAACCCGACCGTGCAGAGGGAGCTTTACGGCACGTCCAACGTCAAGGACTCCACGGGCACGCTCACCGAGGTGAAGGTCACCGACGACGGGCACCCGACGCGCGCCTTCGTGTTCGAGCACGTGCTCTCCAACGGCATGGTCGAGCGCGACGTGCTCCCGTGCGCCCAGGTGACCTCCATCGGCACCAACACCTACAGCTCCGGCGACGCGCTCGGCCCCGAGGTCACGGTCACCCCGTACCCCGACTCCACCGGCGTCAAGGTCTACAAGTACTTCGCCAAGGCGGGCGAGTAGTGGTGGCGGTCGAGAGGATCACGGTCGAGGTGGACGGCATCCCCGTCACCATCGACCGCGGGACCATGGACGACGTCGAGGTCATGGAGCTGCTCGGCGAGATGGAGGACAACCCCCTCGTCCTGCCGCGCCTCATGCGCCTGGTCCTTGGCGACGAGCAGTACGCCAACGTCAAGCGCAGCCTTCGCCGCGACGGGCGCTGCCACGTGAGCGACCTGCTCCCCTTCTTCTCCCAGGTACTGAAGGAGTCCGGGGAGCAGGCAAAAAACTCCTAGTCCTCGCGGGCCTCTGGCACCGTCACCCGACCGAGCTCAGGGCCGACCTCCAGCGCACGTACGGCGTCGACTGGGACCGTGTCCTCGACGGAACGGTCTCGGTCACGCAGGCGGCGGCGCTGGCGGCATGCCTGCCAGCTGGCTCCCTGTGCCTGGGTGCCGAGGAGCCTGCGGCCGGGTGGACCCGCGGGGAGGTGCTGCTGCTCGGCCTGCTCAACTCGTGGAGGGCCGAGCCTATCGACCCGTTCGGCAAGCCCGACCTCATGGCCATGGGCCAGGAGGAGATGGGCGAGTACCTGAGCCGTCCAAGGGCGGCTGTCGGGGAAGGTGATGCGATTGTCTGAGGCAGGGACCGCCTACCTGTCCATCCTCCCCAAGGTAGACAGGGGCGCGGCAAGCAAGGCGGCCAGCGAGGTCAAGGAGACCATGGGGAGGGCCGGCGACGAGGCCGGTAGGTCGAGCGGACAGGGCTTCGGCTCGTGGTTCCAGACCGCCGCCGGCACGTTTGTCGGCGATATGGCGACCAGGCTGGTCGACGCCGGGGCGAATGCGGTCAAGCAGCTGTTCCAGGGCGCCTACGACGGCTACGCCGAGTACGAGCAGCTGATAGGCGGCATGGACACGCTCTACGGCGAGAGCAGCCAGACGATGCGGCAGTATGCCGCCGACGCCTTCGAGACGGCGCAAATGAGCGCCAACGACTACATGGACCTCGCCACGAGCTTCGCTGCCTCGCTCGTCTCCTCGCTCGGCGGCGACCAGGCGAAGGCGGCCGAGTACGCCAACACCGCCATCGGCGACATGGCCGACAACGCCAACAAGATGGGCACGTCCATGGAGGACATCGAGAACGCCTACAAGGGCTTCTCGAAACAGAACTACACGATGCTCGACAACCTAAAACTCGGTAGACAGTGCCATACCATTGCCGAGTATAAACCTCGTGAAAACGGTGAAACTCTTCTAGCTGCATAGAGCAGGCAGAAGACAATACCGTGCGAAACCTATGACGAACGCACCCATCTCAAGTAGAATTAAGCTACTAGACACGAGGTGAGGTGTAATGCTCAAGCCTATACCCGGATATGACAACTACTCCGTGAGCGACGATGGTATCGTCGTGAACGCCACGACGGGGACCGTCAAAAGGCCAACCCTCAACAAGTCCAACGGTTACCTCTACGTCGACCTGTACAGGGGAGGGAAAAGGGCGAAGCGTCCGGTCCACCGCCTGGTGGCAGAGGCGTTCGTGCCGAACCCAGAAGGCAAGCCTACGGTTGACCACGCCGACGGCGATAGGACGAACAACTCGGCAGACAACCTTCGGTGGGCCACCTTCAGTGAGCAGAACTCGCGGTTTGCGACTGGGGGCGTCCGCAGCGAGGCAGTGATCGCCCTGCACTACGGCGAAAAGAGGAGAAAGCGCGGCGGCGGTCACGAGGAGTGGCTTGGCGTCGACCGCGTCCTCAGCTTCTCCAGCATCTCGGAGGCCGCCATCCACTTCGGCTGCTCTGCCGGCAACATCTCGCTCATGCTCAAAGCCGGAACGATAGGCAGACGCGGCAGGACGCGGGGATTCCGGTTCGAGTATACCAGCGGAGAGAGAAAACGTCATAGGGACGTGTAACGACTACCGAAAGCACGCGTAAGGCGGAAGCGAGTAGGGTACACCCAAGCGGGTGGAAGCGCGAGGGACCCGAAAGGGCCAAGAGATAGTCTGAACTGCATGGCGACATGCAGCAGCCGAAAGGCGGTCACGGATTAGCGACCCGTGACGAACATAATGTATGGCGGCACCAAGTCCGAGATGCAGCGCCTGCTCTCGGACGCAGAGCAGCTGAAGGCGGCCAACGGCGAGACCGTCAGCTACTCGATAGACTCCTACGCGGACATGGTGGAGGCCATCCACGTCGTGCAGGAGAACATGGGCATCACCGGCACGACGTCCGAGGAGGCCGCGACCACCGTCCAGGGCTCTACGGCCATGATGCGGGCCGCGTGGGACAACTGGCTCACGGCGCTCGGCTCCGGCGACACCGAGATGATCTCCTCGACGCTCTCCGACCTCCTCGGCTCCGCCGAGACGATGCTGGACAACGCCGCCCCCGTCGTGCTCAACATCGTCGGCGGCATCGTCGAGAGCGCCGGCCAGCTCCTCTACGACATGGCCCCGCCCCAGGTGCAGGGCATGATAGACGACGTCATGTCGCTCGTCTCCGGCATCACGGGGACGCTCGGACCCGTCCTGGAGGGCGTCTGGTCGGTCGTCTCCTCGGGGCTTGCCTACCTCAGTGCCGTGGTTGGCTCCTCCCTGGACGCGATCAAGGCGGTGTGGGACGCGGTGTGGCCCGCGATCCAGCAGACGGTGCAGACCGTCATGGACGCCGTGGCCCCCATCGTGGAGAACGCCCTCTCGCTCGTGAGCGCGGTCATCGACACCGTCACCGCGGTTATCTCCGGCGACTGGGACGGCGCATGGAACGGCATCACGTCAGTCCTGCAGGGCGCGTGGGACCTCATGGGGTCGGTCGTCTCTGGCGCCATCGAGGCCATCAGCGCGGTCATCCAGGGCATGCTGGGCGTCATAGACGGCATCTGGAACGGCGCATGGGACGCGCTGGGCTCCGTCGTCTCCGGGGCCTGGGACATGATCCAGTCCGCCGTCTCCGGCGGCATCCAGGGCGTCGTCGACTGGGTCTCCGGCATGCCGGGCCGCATCGTCGGCGCGCTCGGCGACCTCGGCAGCACGCTGTGGAACGCCGGCACGTCGATAATCAGCGGCTTCCTCAACGGCCTCACGCAGAAGTTCAATGACGTCAAGAGCTTCGTCAGCGGCATCGGTGACTGGATAGCCGAGCACAAGGGCCCAATCTCCTACGACAGGACGCTGCTCGTGAGGAACGGATTGGCCGTCATGTACTCGCTGAACACAGGCCTGCGCCGCGGCTTCGAGGCCACGAAGTCCCTCGTCGGCTCGATGGCGGGGCAGATCGCCGGGTCCTTCGGCACTCCTGCGCTCGGCATCTCGGCCTCCGTCGCCACCTCCGGGGCAATCGCCCGCGCGGCGGTAGCCCCGGCGGCGCGGGCCGCCACGCGCGCGACCACCGTCAACCAGACCTTCCAGACCAAGGTGGTCCGCGCCGACTCCGACCTCTACACGGCCGCGCCGACCATCTACAGGAACGCGATGAGGGAGGCGAGGGCCTATGCGTAGGCCGCTCTACGCGGAGCTGTCGTGCGGCGGCCGGACGCTGAGGCTCGGGGGGCGCGACGCGTCCTCCGGCCTCATGGTCACCTCGGACGGCATCGAGGGCTGGTGGTCGACGCCTGACCCCAAGTGGTCGCTCACCGAGCGCCAGGGAGCCGACGGCGCCCATGCGGTCTCCGAGGACTTCGTCCTCTACTCGGCGCGGACCGTCACGCTCCACCTGGCCGTCGTGGGGGCTGACAGGGCCGCGACCCTCGCGCTCGTCACCTCGCTGCTCGGGATGGCCCACCGCCTCGTGCGGCTCAGGGTCGTCGACGCGGGCGAGGACACCTACGCCGAGGGCATGCTCTCGGTCGAGTCCGACGCGGGGCGCAGCGAGAGGGCGGCCCTGCTGACCGCCACCGTCGTCTGCCCCGACCCGCGCAGGCTGGCGACCGAGCCGAGCGACGCCTGGCTGCTCCCGGCCCAGGCGCACGGCGGCGGGGTTGGCCTGTCCTACGGCGCGTCCGGTGCGGGCCTCAGATACCCGCTTGACTACGACGCGGGGGCGACCGACTCAAGGAACTCAGCCACGGTGAGGAACGCGGGCTCCGCGCCCGCCCACCCCGTGGTGACGCTCACGGGGCCGTTGGACGCGGGGGCGACCGTCACCGTGTCTGCCGGGGGCTCCACCGCCTCTGTAACCATCGGCCGCGCCGTCGCCGGCGGGACGTCCGTCACCGTGGACTTCCGCACGAGGACGGCCTCGCAGGGGCGGCTCGACGTCACCAGGCAGGTGACGGCCACGGGCTGGGCCCCGGTGCCGGCAGGTGGCGAGGCGGCCTGCACGCTCCAGGCGACCGGCACGGGCTCGGCGCTCGTGCGGGTGAGGGACACCTACATCTAGGAGGAGAGAGTGACCACATCCAACGTGACGGCCCTGGGAATCGCCCAGGACAAGGACGGCAACGGCCTGGACGCCGCGACCCACCGCAAGATAATCCAGTCGAAGTGGACGGGCACGGGCGTGGTCTCCGGCCTCGACTTCGAGCCCGTGGGCGGCATGAGGCTCAGGGTGAACCCCGGCATGGCCGTGCTCTCCCGCTCGGAGGCAGACGGCTACGTGGAGGCCTACTGGCCGGGCGGCGAGGTAACGATAGAGACGCCCGACGCCAAGGACCGCTACGACGTCGTCTGGATGCGTGCCAACGACGCCGCGCAGGGCGACGCGAACAACCGCGTCGAGGTGGGCGTCACCAAGGGCACGCCCGCCGACAAGCCGACCGGCGAGGACGTCGGCAAGATACCGGACGGCTCCGTCTACCTCGGCGGCGTGTGGGTGGACGCCAACTCCTCCCAGCTCGCGAGCGACTGCTGGGACCGCGAGAGCACGTCCTACACCGTGCCGTACGGCACCTCGTCCGGCACCGTCGGCATCGCCAGCAACACGTCCAACGCGCGGAAGGTGAGGAAGGGCGAGAGCTGGACGTTCGGCAGCGTCACCTTCCAGGTCCCCGAGGGCGCGCGCTCCTACCTGGTGTTCGCCATGGTCTCCGTGTGGGCCGCCGACTGCGAGACCTACGACTGGATGGGCTCCGGCTACGTGGAGCTGCTGGTGGACGGGGCCGTCGCCTCGTGCTTCAAGTTCGCGTGCTACCCGGCCGTTACAACTAGTCAGACGTTCACGCTGCCCATCTCCCTCATCGAGGGCACCCACACCGTCTCGGCACGCCTGTGGGGTAGCGGCTCTGACGTCGTGAGCTCCGTGGTCACGCAGTACGAGTCCGGCTACATCCCCGGACAGAAGCTCTTCGTGGTGGACGTGGGAAGGATTCCCGACTGATGTGGCGCATGCACACCTGCGACGTCATGACCGGCGAGCTGCGCCGCCCCATCGACATACCGAGCGCCAGCTGGTCGCTCTCCGTATCGGACGCCAGCCTGTCCACGACCAGGGACAAGGGCACGGGCGAGGGCGAGGCGTCCTCCATCACCGTGCCGTGGACGGAGGTCTGGGGGACGACGGCCAGCGAGCGGGCGCGCGAGCTCACCGCGGGCAAGCGCGGCATCGTGCTCGGCTGGGAGGAGGCTGGCGCGTTCCGCCCCGTGGTCTTCGGGGCCATCGGCCAGAGGACGGACACGGCGCTGGACACCTCCTTCTCCCTCGACAGCGTGATGACGCTCCTCTCAAGCCGCTACGTGGTCGAGGAGGGGCACTTCACCAAGGGCGGCGCGCCCCTCTACCTCCACGGCCTCTCGCTGCGGGCGATCGCGGCCAACGTCGGCTGGTACGCCACCGAGGGCAAGCCGGGAGGCTCCCTCCCCATCGACTGGGGCGACTACTACGAGGCGGGCGGGCACGAGCGCACCTACCAGCCCTACAACGTGGGCAACCTCAGCTGCGCGGACGTGTTCGCCAAGATCGCGAACGTCGAGGGCGGCCCAGACCTCACCTTCCGCCCCTACATGGCCGACGCCCACCACGTGCGCCTGCGCTTCCTGGGCGGCTCGGACGCCGACGCCTACGTGGGGCAGGAGCGCGAGTTCGTCCTGCAGTGGTTCCACGGCGCGGGAAGCGTCCACTCCCTCACGGTCGACCACCTCGGCCCCGTGGAGCGCGTCTACGCCACCGGCGCGGGCAGCGAGGAGGAGCAGGACTGCTACCTCGCGGAGGATCTCACCTACTGCCGCCAGGCCGACCCGTGGCCCCTCGTCGAGGAGGCCGTGGGCTACACCGACAGCGACGAGCATGGCCTGCTCGTCTCGCACGCGGACGGCAGGCTCCACGCGGACTGGTGGCCCATGTGCCAGGTGACCTGCGAGGTGGACCTGGGCGACCCGCAGGTGCCGCGCCCAGGGGACCTCTGGCCCGGCGACGCGGTGACGCTGCGCGTGGAGGGCTACCCGACCCTTCCCGACGGCGAGTACCGCATGCGCCTGATGGAGATGTCGGGCGACCTCGGCACGACCGCCAAGTACAAGTTCGACCCGATGATCGACCCGGCGGAGGCGTAGATGGCCATTCACAGGGACCTCAACCCCGACTGGAGGGGTGCGGCGGCGCGCGTGGCGATGGCCGCGCTCTCCGAGGCCAGGGGGCAGCTCACCGCGCCCAACGGCACGCTCAGCGTGCGCAGCCCCGACGGCACCCGCACCGTCATCGGCACGGACGGGGGAATCCGGCAGTTCGTGGGGGACACGACCCCGCCGGGCCGCCCCACGGGCGTCTCCTGGTCCTCCTCGGCCGGGGACGTGACCGCCCGCTGGGACGGCACCCTCGAGGGCGGCGTGCCGGCAGACCTCGACTACGTGGAGCTCCGCGCGGGGGAGTCCGTGGTCGGCAGGCTCAGGCGGGCCGGGAGCTGCTCCATGAGGGCGAAGGCCGGCACCGAGCTGTCCTGCCTCGCCGTGGCCGTGGACGTCTCCGGCAACGCCTCCGAGCCTACCGAGGCCTTCGCGCTCGCCGTCCGGGACATTGTCGCCGAGGCCTCCGGGGACGCCAGCAAGGCCCTCGAGGAGGCCCGCAAGACCGGCCAGATGGCCGTCACCTCGACCAGGGTTGAGTACGCCGCGACCGAGAGCGCAACGGAGCCGCCAGGCGTGGGCGCCGCGTGGTCCGTCGCGCCGCCCACGCCCGCCGACGGCTACTACACGTGGATGCGCACGACCGTCACCTACGGGGACGGGCGCAGCGAGGCGTCCGAGCCGGTGCGCGTGACCGGCGAGGCGGGAGCGGACGGCGCGAAGGGGGACAGGGGCCCCACCGGCCCGCAGGGCGTCTCGGTGACGTCCGTCACGACCTTCTGGCGCCTCGACGCGTCCAGGCCGTCCACGCCGACCGGGCCGGGCGACCCCTCGGGGTGGTCCACGACCGAGCCTGCCGTCCCCGACGGCTACTCGGGCAAGGAGTGGCGCTGCGTCCGCACCGTGCTTTCCGACGGCGCGGCCGCCTGGACCACGCCGACCGAGGTGGCGTCCTTCGCCTACGCCCACGCGGCGTGGGAGACGGCGGGCGCCGCCATGAGCCAGGCGACCTCCACCAGCGCCACCCTGGACGGCTTCAAGGCGACCGTGGCGTCCAACTACCAGACCAAGAGCGGCATGAGCGCCTACGCCACCTCCACGGAGCTCGCGCAGACGGCCGACGGGCTCGCCGCCACGGCCAGCCGCGTGGCGTCGCAGGGCGAGGTCACGGCGGCGGTCGAGCGGCACATGGACTTCTCGGCGGACGGCCTCGTCATATCGGGCGGGGAGTCTGACGGCGGCATGTCGGTCGCCATCATGCCGGACGCCCAGGAGTTCAGGAGCGGCGAGGACGTGGTCATGCGCCTGGACGCCAAGACCCGCAGCGTCGAGGCGCGGCGCGTCTCGCTCGGCGGCTACCAGTGGCGCGTGAGCGAGGACGGCGGCCGCGTCTCGCTCGTCTACGTGGGAGGTGGTGACTGATGGCCTACTCCGAGATGACCACCGTCTGGGGCAACTACGTCAGCACCGGGACGGGCCAGAGGTGGTGCGTGGGCGTGCGCGTCTACGAGGAGACGTCGTGGCGCACGAGCACGCGCTGCTACCTGCGCATCCAGTGCGTGGCGTGGTCCTCGGGCGCGATGGACGTGCACGCGAACGGCCACGTCACCGCCACCAACGACAGCGACGGCTGGTGGGAGGGGACGTTCTCGAACTCGGCGGGGTCCGAGTTCACCTTCTACCAGTGGGACACCTGGTACGGGCGCGACACCTCGGCGAGGCAGGTGAGCTTCGGCGCCACCTTCAACGTCACGGGCGGCTTCGGCAACGGAAGCAGCTCGGCCACGGCGACCGTCTCGCTCCCCGCCAAGCCGTCCTGGAAGGTCACCTACTCGGCGAACGGCGGCTCCGGCGCGCCCTCGTCCCAGACCAAGTGGGCCGGAGACACCCTGACGCTCTCCAAGACCGTCCCCACCCGCGCCAACCACGAGTTCCTGGGATGGGCCACGAGCGCCTCGGGGGCCGCCTCCTACCAGCCCGGCGGCTCCTACGCCACGGACGCGGCCCTGGCGCTCTACGCCGTCTGGCGGCAGACCTACTCGCCGCCCGCCGCCACGCTCGCGGCCATGCGCGTGGCGGCGGCCTCGGCCACCGCCGAGTCCCCGACGGGCGGCTACGTGAGGGCGTCGCTGGCGTGGTCGGTGGACGCCTCCACGAACGCGTCCAACGCGGCCAAGTCGGTGACCTGCCGGCACCGCGTCGCGGGCGGCTCCTGGGCGTCCACGGCACCGTCCGGCACGACCACGGGCAAGTCCGGCACCGCAGTGGCCGCCTTCCCGGCAGACACCAGCTCGCCGCACGAGGTCGAACTCACCGTGACGGACGCCCTGGGCGGCTCCACCACGCGCTCGGCCACGGTCGGCGCCGCGGCCATACCCATAGACGTGGCCAACCAGGGCAGGGGCGTGGGCATCCTCGCCGCCGCGCCCTCCGAGGGCCTGCGCCTGGGCGGGCTCACGCTCACGGGCGTGGCGTCCTCGGCCGTGGCCAGCCGGCCGCTCTCCGGCCTGCTGCGCCTGCTCGACCTCGCGGCGCTCACCCAGGGGTGGACCTACCTCTGGAAGTCCCCCTCCAGCGCCGGCGACTACGTGCGCTGGCGGATGCTCATGGGCGTGGTGTACCTCGAGGTCTGCCACGTCCCCGAGGTTGGCTCGGGCGGGTGGAAGTGCGGGACGCTGCCCGCCTCGGCGAGGGCTCCCCACGACCTCTACCACCCCATGACCTGCTGGTGCGACGACCACACGGCCATGGCGTGGGTCGGCGGCTCCAACGGCACCAACCCCGGCGAGGTCTGGCTCTACAACAACGGAAGCAACCACATGTACGGCATGGCCAGCTGGCCTGTCTACAACTCGTAGGGAGGAACCCCAAGTGTCTCCAGTCATCCAGATAAGCGAGTCCATGTGCTACGCCTTCGGGGGCGCGGTCTCCTGCATGGGGCTCGACGTGCTCACGGGCTACGTGGGCGCGGTCATCAACCACGCCGTGTCCAGCACCAAGATGCGCGAGGGCCTTGGCCACAAGGCGCTGCTGCTGTGCATCGAGCTTCTGGCCTTCGTCATCGAGGTGGTGTGCCAGCACGTGGAGGGCATGGACGCCCTGTCCGGCGTGACCGTGGTGGGAATCTCCATCGTCATCATCCTCATGGAGGTCACCTCCATCTGGGAGAACGTGGTGAGCGCGTCTCCCGAGCTGGCCAACAGCCCGCTCGGCAAGATATTCGACAACGCGAGGGGCGGCGAGTAGGTTGGCCATGCCGAACATCGCGGAGTTCGTCCAGTGCGACAGCCGCAACTACACCAAGGGAAGGCGCGGCAGCGCCATCGACTACATCGTGGTCCACTACACCGGGACGGACGCGAGCGCCCGCAACAACCTCGTGTACTTCTCCACGCACGACGCGCAGGCGAGCGCCCACTACTTCATCGACAGGGACGGCACGCTTTGCCAGTCCGTCTCCGAGTCCGACATCGCGTGGCACGCGGGCAAGTGGGCGATGAACTGCAGGAGCATCGGCATCGAGAACGTCTCGGCTGGCGAGGACTTCACCGAGGCGCAGATAGAGACGCTCACCGCCCTCGTGCGGGCGCTCATGGCCAAGTACGGCATCCCCGCAGACCACGTGATCCGCCACTACGACGTCACGGGCAAGCTGTGCCCAGCGCCCTACGTGGACTCTGCAAAGTGGGAGGCTCTGCACTCCCGCATCACGGCGGGAAGCACGCCCGCGCCCAAGGACGAGTGGGTGCAGGCAGGCGACGGCCGCTGGTGGTACCGCCACGCGGACGGCAGCTTCACCAAGTCCGGCTGGGAGCTGGTCTCCGGCAAGTGGTACCTCTTCGACGCCGACGGCTGGATGCTCACGGGCTGGCAGCAGGTCGGCGGGAGGTGGTACTACCTCTCCGAGACCCACGGAGACCCGCCGTACGGCTCCATGCGCACCGGCTGGGTCCAGGTGGGCGGGAAGTGGTACTTCCTCACCGACGACGGCTCGATGGCCACGGGCTGGGTGCGCGACGGCGGCAGCTGGTACTGGACGGACGAGGACGGCTCCATGCACGTCGGCTGGAAGCAGGTCGGCGGGAAGTGGTACTGGCTCGGGGGCGACGGCTCCATGAGCGCGGACGAGGTGAAGCTCATCGGCGGCACCTTCTACGGCTTCGACGCGTCCGGCGCGATGCTCTCGCACTCGCTCACGGTGGCGAAGGCATAG